TATCTTTATCATGGCATTGCAGCACGTTCATTCAGTAAAAATATTACAATTGCTGATACTGTAGAAGTACACAGTTCAGAATTTAAAGATGGCGTACTGCGTATTGGTCTTATCAATGTTATTCCTGAACATAAAAAACCAAAACGTATTGAAATTGGTAGTGAATTAAATTTCTTTGAGCCACAACTGTTGCAAGAAGAAGTTTCTACAAAATCTAAAAAAGCAGCTTAATTTATGGGGGCTCTGCCCCCATTCATGGAGAAAATAATACATGATGAGAAGAGATCAAAGCTTTCGTTTACCGAAAGAAATCAAACGCATTTTGTCCTCCAGTACAAATGCAAATTCACACGAATTAAAAAACTTGATGATTGAAGCAATCATTTCAGGATCAAAAGAAGCTCCCAGAGAAAAGAAAAAAAATAAACATAAGTTAGTAGTTGAGATCGAATCTGAAGAATGAAACGAAAGTTCATTCTAGCTCACATGAAAGTTGCTGAAGTGTATTCAGAACTTTCATCAGCTAAGAGATTGAAGGTTGGTGCCGTAATTGTGAAGGATGATACAATTATAGGTATCGGTTATAATGGTATGCCTTCTGGTTGGACTAATCAGTGTGAAGATGAAGTGTTGAACGCACATGATTCTAACTCGCAATTGAAAACGAAACCAGAAGTGATTCATGCAGAATCAAACGCCATTTCTAAGGTTGCAAGGTCTACAAATTCTACTGAAGGTTCATATATGTTTGTAACTCATGCACCTTGTTTAGACTGTGCAAAATTAATACACCAATCTGGCATCAGTAGAGTTTACTATAAAAATGTTTATAGAAACGAAGATGGTCTAAAATTTTTAGAAAAGTGTGGTGTTAAAATAATGAATATAGAATGAAAGAAAAATATGTTGTGCTTACCTGATGATATGATTGGTAAACCAGTAGGTTTCACCTGTTCAACATTCGATTTACTTCATGCCGGTCATATACTCATGCTCGCTGAATGTAAACAGATATGCGATTACCTTATCGTTGGTTTACAAACTGATCCAACAATCGACAGACCAACAGTAAAAAACAAACCAATACAATCTGTAGTTGAGAGGTATGTTCAATTATCGGCTGTAAAATTTGTAGATGAGATTGTAGTCTATGAAACTGAAAAAGATTTAGAAGATTTATTAATGTTTTTACCTATCACGATTCGAATTTGTGGTGTGGAATACAAAGATAAACCTCTAACTGGTTTGGATATTTGTGATAGTAGAGGAATAAAAACATACTATAATTCCAGAAGTCATAGATTTAGTTCAACAGAGTTGCGTAAAAGAGTTTATGAAAAGGAAAAATCATGACAAAAGTTTTTACAGATGTGGCAACATTTATGACTGCTGCCGGGCAAACTATTAACCAAAACAATCAAGATCAGGCAGATTTATACCTTAAACTGATACATGAAGAATTTTTAGAGATGATTACTGCCATAACAAACAGTGACGATGTATTGACAATTGATGGATGTTTTGATACAATATGGGTTATCGTTGGGTATATGTTATCGAGAGGTTGGAGTTGCGAAAGAATATGGGATGAAGGTGCCTTAAGCAACCTTAAAAAAATTGATAAGGCAACACTGAAAGTTTTGAAACGTGAAGATGGTAAAGTTTTAAAACCTGAAGGATGGCAACCTCCCGATTTTAGTAAATTTGTTAAAAAATGAAAGGCATCAATATGATTAATGAAGTAATTAAAAAACTTGTAGAAACAAATAAAAACATTTCCAAAGCATACAAGTATGATTTGGTCTATCGTGATTATGATGACATGGTAGAACTAATTGGTCTTGTTGATGACCCAACTTATGATATGAAAGATTTTGAAGGTAGAGAGATGTTGTTCCCTAAACGTTGGTTAACCCTTGAAGTATATGATTCAAAAATGGAGGTTTTGGTATAATGGCTGTTAAACTAATCACATTCAAAACAAATCAAACACTTATTGGATCAGTAATCGAAAATGATGTTTTTGAAACTGTAACTATTCGTGAACCTGTACAAGTAGTTGTCGTACCTCCACGTTCTCAAACTGACCAAGGAGGTATTGCTTTTTCTCCTTATCTAGAATATAGTAACGAATTTAAAACAGGAATTAAAATTAACAAGTCCGATATTTTGTGCATCAATACTCCAGTGGTTGAATTGGAAAATCAATACAATCAAATCTTCGGTTCAGGAATTCAAATCGCATCAAAACTTGTTTAAATGAAAAAATATTACACCAACGTTTCGACATACGGAAATAATATTCTATTTCGAGGTGTAAAGGACGGTCGGAGAGTTAAGATGAAAATCCAATACTCTCCGACTTTGTTTTTACAATCGAATAAGAAAACAGAATGGAAAAATCTATTCGGCGAAAATCTGGAATCTAAAAGATTCGAAACGATACGTGATGCTCGTGATTTCATAAAGAGATATGATGAGATTGAGAATTTTAAAATCTATGGTAATTCTAGTTTCGAATATGCCTTCATTGCTGAAACGCAACCAGGAATGATTGACTGGAATATCAATGACTTAAAAGTTTCTATCATTGATATTGAGGTGGGATCAGAAAATGGTTTTCCTGATCCCTATAAAGCAACAGAACCAATTACAGCCATCGCTATTCGTGACTTGAATGGTGATATGGTCGTTTATGGTTGTGGTGATTACGACAAAGAAAAAGATGAGACTAACAAAGATAAAAATGTTAAGTATGTAAAGTGTCGTGATGAATATACTCTTTGTAAAACTTTTCTTGATGATTGGGAGGAAGATTATCCAGATGTAATTTCTGGTTGGAATATTAAGTTCTTTGATATTCCTTATTTGGTCAATCGATTCAATCGTATTCTTGGTGAAGAGATTACTAAGAAACTTTCACCTTGGAATAATGTTTATGGCCGAGAAAAAATCATACGTGGTAAGAATATGACCTCTTATGATTTAACTGGTGTAGCTACATTAGATTACATTGAATTGTACAAATGGTATGCGCCTGGTGGTAAATCGCAAGAATCTTATCGACTGGATAATATTGCTCACGTAGAACTAGGTAAGAAAAAAATTGATTACTCTGAATATGATAATCTACATCAACTTTATCGCCTAAACTTTCAAAAGTTTATTGAGTATAACATCGTTGACGTTGAACTTGTTTTTGAACTAGAGAGTAAATTAAAACTTATCGAACTTGGTTTAACTTTGGCGTATGATACGAAAACAAACTATGAAGATATTTTCGCACAAACTAGAATGTGGGATTCTATCATCTATTCATATCTGTTTGAGAAGAATATTATCGTACCACCTAAGATCATAAAGAACAAGACAGAAGCTTTTGAAGGTGCTTATGTCAAAGAGCCTCAAGTTGGTATGCATAACTATGTGGCAAGTTTTGACTTGAACAGTCTGTACCCACATTTGATGATGCAGTATAATATTTCGCCAGAAACATTAATTGAACATGGTGATTATACAGATGATATGCGTGAAGTTTTGGGTCAAGTTGTTAATGTTGATCGAATGATTGATAGAAAGATAGACACCTCAAAACTAAAAGATGTTACAATAACTCCTAACGGTCAATTTTTTAGAACAGACATTCAAGGTTTTCTTCCTAAAATGTTGGAAGAAATGTATGAAGATCGAAAGAAGTTTAAGAAGTTAATGTTGAAGTCTAAACAAGATTATGAAAATGAAACCGACGAATCTAAAAAATATGAAATTAAAAACCTTATTGCTAGATATGATAATCTACAGTTAGCTAAAAAAGTATCACTTAATAGTGCTTATGGTGCTTTGGGCTCTCAATACTTTAGATTTTATGATTTACGTATGGCTTTGGGTGTCACAACCGCAGGTCAACTAAGTATTCGTTGGATTGAAAAAGCTCTGAACGAATATTTAAATAAATTATTAAAATCTGAAAGTGAAGATTATGTTATTGCCTCTGATACAGACTCGATTTATCTCCGTCTTGGTGAGCTTGTTGATTCGGTCTTTAAAGACAAATCGAATGTTAATGCAATCATCGCCTTCATGGATAAAGTCTGTGAACAGAAAATACAACCTTTTATTGATAAGAGTTATCAAGAACTTGCTTCGTATGTTAACGCATACTCACAAAAAATGCAAATGAAACGTGAAGGTCTTTCCGACAAAGGTATCTGGACTGCAAAGAAAAGATATATTCTAAACGTGTATAACAATGAAGGTGTTCAATATAAAGAACCTCAAATCAAAGTTATGGGTTTAGAAATGGTCAAGTCATCTACTCCTGCCGCTATACGGGAAAAAATGAAAGAAGTAATTCAGTTGATGATGAAAGGTAGTGAAAGTGATGTTCAAGAATTTATTTTGAACTTCAGAGAAGAATTTAAAAAATTACCTCCCGAAGATATATCTTTCCCTAGAGGATTAAATGGATTGACAGATTATGCTGATTCTGTTATGATGTATAAGAAAGGTACACCTATACATGTACGTGGTGCAATTCTTTATAATCATTATTTGAAAAAGTATGAACTTCTGAAAAAGTATCCTTTGATTCAAGAAGGTGAAAAATTAAAATTTACTTATTTGAAAGTACCCAATCATTTCAAAGAGGATGTTATTTCTTATCCTGGCAGATTGCCTAAAGAATTTAACTTGAGTGAATATATTGATTATGAAACACAATTCAATAAGGCCTTTGTCGAACCTGTAAAGGTAATTTTAGACTGTATGGGTTGGCAAGTTGAGAAACAAAATTCTATAGAAAGTTTTTTTGGATAGATTATGTTACAAGTGATATTTCCTTTTGTTACTGCGGTGGCTTTGTCGGCCATCGCAGCTTATTATTCCGTCATAGGTTTAGCACAAATATTTCCTGGTTCGTTTTGGCCTATCATCATTATGGGATCAATTTTGGAGATGGCAAAACTTGTAACGGTTTCTTGGTTACATAACAACTGGAATGATACTGTAAGATTTATGAAATATTATTTCTTGATGTCCATAATTCTTTTGATGATAATTACCTCAATGGGTATTTTTGGATACCTTTCTAAGGCACATTTGGAAACAAATATAATTGTAGGTGCGAATAGTGTTCAAATAAAAACATTAGAACAACAAGAGAGGATAGTAAAAGATAGATTAGATTATCTATTAAAAAGAGCAGGTGATCCAGCAACA